TTAAAATATCATAAAGAAAATATATGGCAGCATTCTATGATGTCTCCTGGCACAGGAGCATATGCTATAACTCCAAGTGGAGCTCAAAAATTATTAGATGCAATTTACAAACATGGATTTGATCAATCAGATTTTATGATTAATTCTAGTAATGTTAGAATGCAATATACTCTACCTAGTCCAGTTAAATTTAATTCAGTTAATTTAAGTACATCATACGGAATTTGAAGAGGTAGAAATGCTAGATAAGTTAAAAGTAATTCAATCAGAGTCAAGAATGAAAGAGGCTTTGCGATATGTTAAACCAGTTTTTATTGATAAAAATTTAATTCGACTAGGTTCACGACATGATGGCGGGTATGTTTTAGCTGAGGATTTACTTAATAGTAGCATATCATATTCTTTAGGTGTAGGAGGAAATTCGTGGTTTGATATGGTATTAGAATCCAAAGGCTACAATGTATATCTATATGACCATACTCAAGATCATATTATTAAAGATGGTAAAGAATATATTATTCCAAAAAATCAAAATATATTTTTTAACAAAATTGGTATTGATTCATATAATCACGATAAATTTAAAACAATTGATCAGATTATTGAAGACAATGGCCACACAAAAGAAACAAATATGCTTCTACAATGTGATATTGAAGGATCTGAGTGGGATATTTTTTCTCACATCTCTCAAAATACTTTAACAAAATTTTCTCAAATTCTGGTTGAATTTCATACACTATACGAAAATATGATTGATGATGTAAAGTATAATAAAATGTTGACATCATTTAAGAACTTAGCTGAAAATTTTGTTCCATTTCATATCCATGGCAATAACTGCTCAGTTCCTCCTACGTTTAAAATTGATAGCAAAGATGTACCAAATACTTTAGAAGTTTCGTATGCTAGAAAAGATCTTGTCAACATATTAGAAGGAACACCTGAATTTCCAACCAAATTAGACAGTCCTAATCATAGAGCAAAGCCCGATATTAAATTAGGAACTTTTACATGGTGAAACATATTGCTCTAAGATCAAAAAGTGTAAGATCGGGGGATAGACCTTATACTACTCCAGGATTAGGTGATAGAGCTCATAGTGTATTATTAGCATATCAATATAGTAAAGCTAATAATATACCAGTAGTTCTTCACCTAACTAGTGACAAATATGGTAAACCACATAAAAAGATATCATGGAAAGAATTGCTTGAAATGGTATCTAATGTTGATATTAAAGTTTGGGATGTATGTAATTTACCAGAAGATAAATGGTTAGCTCATTTAGCAAAAAATGGTTATGATGCTGAAATATATTATTATAAAGATACTTATAAAATGCATCCTAATGAAACAGTAGTACCATTAGAAATATCACAATACCTTAAACAATTGCCGTGTTTAGATCCTGTATCAGTTAAATTAAAACTTCCAAAAAAGTTTGTTACAATGCAATGGGATTCAACTGATATAGCAAGAACTATGTCTCCGTTAAGAATTGAAGGAATTAAAAATGCTTACAGAAATAAAGGGTATGATATTGTTACTGTAGGTGGAGAGGCTTTAACAGAGGAATTGAAAAGTTCAATACATCATATTGGATACGCTATGAGTCAAGCTGATTATCATGTTGGGGCTGACTCAGGAATGATGCATATAGCTCAATATTATAAACGATATGATCAAATACATTTACACAATGCAGGATTTAAATCACATCATCTTTATCGTGCAATAAAGAATGGAAGTAAAATAAATTGGATACCATAAATCTTGTTTTAGATCATAACCCAAAACCTTTGGGTGATCGTATAGATGCTATTTTTCTTGCTCATATGATAAGTAAGTGTGATAAAGTATATGTAAATGTAGTATCAAATTCTGCTAATATGAAATTGTTAAACAGTTTTATAAAAATAGGTAAAGTTTCTTTTAATAAGACTACTGATCAATCTGTAAAAACTATACATTATCATAATAACAATCACCCCTTTTACTTAAAGTATTCAAAACAGCTTAAAACCATTCCACTACATAATAATGTAGAACAAAGAGATATACAATTACCTGATTCTTTTGTTACAGCTCAATGGGATGCCGGTCAAATTTATAGGAACGTGAATAAATGGGATCCAAATAGAACTACTAAAATAGAATTATATTATAAAGATTTAGGATATGATATTATTCGTATTGGAGGAGAATCTGAAATAAAAGATCTTAAAGATATAATTTATGTAATCTCAAAAGCTCGATATCATATTGGAGCAGATTCAGGTATGATGCATATAGCAAAATTTTTATTACCTATTGAAAATATTCATATCTACATTAATATTAGAAATAGATATGAAGACTCAAGATTTCCAGATAATTGGAATGTGCCATTTATGGCAAGAGAAATATTTAGACGTGGAGCAAAGATGAATTATTGTGAAAATCCTCCACAAGATCAAATTAACTATTTTAACAAAGTGGAGGTATTCGATGAAGCATGTTGATTATAGTTCAGCATGGAAACTTAAAACTAAATATGAAAAAGGTAGTTGTGGATACGCTGTAATAGAAAGAGTACAATGAAAGTTGGAATAATTGGTTATGGTTGGATTGGAAAAGCAACCCAAAAACTTTTTCCAAATGCACAAGTATATGACAAATACATTGAAGGTTATACTAAACCATTAGAAGATTGTGACATTGCATTTCTTGCTGTTCCTACTCCATGGAATAAAGGAGATGGACTTGATTGTTCAGCAGTTGAAGATGCTATTGCAAGTTGTGGATGTGATTTTATAGTTATAAGAAGTGCAACACAACCTGGCTTTGCAGACAAGATGGTTAAAAAATATAATAAGCGAATTGTAGTGCAACCTGAATATTTAGGTGAAACTCCTAATCATCCTTTCTTACAAATGGATAGTAGACAGTTTATGATATTAGGTGGTGATGCTAAAGATAGAAGACAAGTAATTGAATGTTATCAACAAGCCTATAATGCGAACATTACAATAAGACAAGTTACAAGATACGAAGCTGAAATTATTAAGTTTACAGAGAACCGTGCAATATTTTATAAAGTGATGCAGTGTCAAGAGTTATATGATGCGTGTGAAGCAGCAGGAGTAGATTATTATACTATCAGAGATGCTGTATATGGTGATGATCCTAGACAAAACTTATGGTTTAGTTTTGTGTTTCCTAAAAATAGAGGAGCAAATAGTAAGTGTATTCCAAAAGACGTATATGGTTGGTGTGCATGGGCAGAAAGTGTAGGTATAGATCCTACAGCAACTAAATCACTTTTAACATATAATAACGGATTAATTAAATGAAGCCATATGTATTTAAATCTAACAATTGGTCTCAACAAAGATATGATGATGATATTTTATTTAATTCTGATGGAGTACATCAACCTACAGGTCGTCATAAAACAAATTCAGCTAAAGAACAATTTGATGAAGTTAAACCATATTTAACTCAAACTCGAACTGGTATTGATATTGGAGCTAGATGGGGATCGTTTACTGTACAAATGCATAAACATGGATTTAAACATGTTTATATGGCTGAGCTACGTGATATACATTTTAAAGGTATTTCATACAATGTTGATCTTTCTCGTGCAACTGTTTATAATTATCCTATAATGAATAAGACTGGTACTGTAAGTGCAATAATGAAAGAAATAACAAATAAAGATATTGGAAATTTAAAATGTTATTCAATAGATGATATGCAAGCAAAAGATGTTGACTTTATTAAAATTGATGTTGATGGACCAGATCGTTTAGTTTTACAAGGTGCTATAAAAACTATTCAAAAATATAAACCAGTAATTCATATTGAATTTAGTAAAGCAGCTATAGAATGGGAAAGAAAACATTTTGGACATAAGGTTACTAGTAACACATATCTAGAAATTGTAGGAGATAGTTACAAACAATATGAAAGTAAAGTTGAAATGGATAATATTATATTGGTACCTAAGTAATGGGAATTGGTGATGATATTATGTTTCTTGGTGAGGCTCAAAGAATATATGAAGAAACTGGAAAAAAAATAACTCCTGTAAGTGGAACTGGATGGAGTGATTTATTTAATGATGTAGATTTTCTAACTAAACAAGGAGGTCTAACAGTTAATACACGTGACACAAGTGAGCAATCAGATGTACACGTTGATTATTATATTAAAGAAAAACAAAATACTTTACTTGGTAACAAGTTAGTACTAAGACAATATAAACCCAAGCCCTATGAAATTAAATTACAAAAAGGTATACTGAATACCGTTAATAAAATACTTGAACAACATAATGTGTCTGAATTTATAATGGTTAATCCAGATTACAAATCATCTTTTTTCTCTGAAAATAAAAACTGGGGATTTAAAAAATGGCAAGAGTTAACAAATAAGTTAAGTAAACATACTCAAGTTGTAAGAATACATCCAAATAAATCTGGTTATAAAGAACCTAATTTAAAAAATGCAGTAAATATAAACTGTAATGATCTATTAACTACAATTGGTTTTGCAAGTAAAGCTAAATTTGGAGTTACATTTGATGGAATGTTACATCATGTGTTTGCAGGTTATAAAATACCATCTGTTGTAATTTGTGGTGGACTTATTGATCAAAATACTTTATCATATGATACAGGATTGTATTTGTCTTATGATCACCCAGACACTCCGTGTGGATCTACATATTACTGTCCTCATTGTGTTGATGCTAATAAAGCTATAACTGTAGAAATGGTATATGAACAATGTCTAAAACTATTATAATTCAAGTATCTGTTGGTAATACATATGGATACATTTATCGTTCTGATGAAAGTCCAAAAGCTAAAGAAGCGTCTACTTTATTTGAAAAACATTGTATTACATCTGTAAAACGATATTGTGAAAAATACAATTATGATTACAAAATGATTACAGAATATCCTACTGATATAGATATTTTATTTTTTAATAAAAGTACAAAAAGTAAGGATTATGATTATTCTAATGGTGGTAAAAATAAATGTTCTACATTAATTAGATATCTTAATATGGATCAACCAGATTATGATAATATAGTTATACTTGATAATGATATTTGGATTCCTGAATGGGCTGAATCTTTGCCAGAGATTAATGGCCATCATGGAGTAACGGATGTAGGTAAACAGTGGAATGCTCCACATTTTATTAGTTTTATAAATGGTGGAGTTCAAATGGTTAACAGAAAAGCAGGTTTAAGTTTATATAAGTTTGTAAAAGATAAATGTATAAAAAAAGTTCTACCATCACCTCATACAGATCAAGCCTATATGAATGAATGGAGATCACAATATCCTTATCTGTGTTATATGTTAGATAAAAAATGGAACTTTATGGTGGGTTGTTATCCTCGTACTGAGGATTATACTAAGTATAATTTTATTCATTATGCTGGATGGGATGCAAGAACAATTTTAATTGAAGATGTTAAAAAAGGTATTATTAAATGAAGGGATATATTATTACAATAAAAGGTGATGAAGTATCTGAATCAGCTAGTCAAAAATGCATTGAATCTCATAAAAAGTATAATAACTTTCCTCTTGAAACTTTTGATGCCATAGTTCCAAATGATGTAGATTCATTAATGAAAGAACATAAATTAACATGGAATTATCCATGGGAAGGAACTGTTACTGATTTTAAATCTGGTTTAACTAAAAATGCTTATGTAACAAATAATAAAAAAGCAAGAATAGCTTGTGCATTAAGTCATTATACATTATGGTTAATTGCTGCTGTTTTAAAAGAACCACTACTCATTTTAGAACATGATAGTATTTTTATTAAAACTCTTAATCCTAAATTTTTATTTAAAACAAAAAAACAAATAATAGGAATTAATAATCCATTATATGCTACAAGAAAAGCTGGTGATTATTATGAGAAAATAAAAAGTTGTGAATCTGATGAAAGTGGTGTATGCTTTATTCCAACAATTGATGACATGTCTGTTCCTCAAGGCCTTGCTGGAAATTCAGCATATATAATAAAGCCTGCTGGAGCTAAACAGATGATTGAATTAGTTGATGAATATGGTCTATGGCCTAATGATGCAATTATGTGTAAACAATTAGTAAAAGGCTTAGGTGTAACAAAGAAGTTTTATACTAAAGTACAAAGAACAAGGTCTACTACAACATTATGAAATCTTATGTGATTACAATATTACAAAATAAAAGATCAGTTAAAGTAGCTAACAGATGTATTAAGTCTGGAGCTAAATGTGGTATAACAGTAAAACAATGGAGAGCTACTACACCTAAAGATAATCCTAATCAATTATTGTTATCTGAAAATATAGTTACATCTGGATTGAATGAGAAATATTCTAGAAGTAATAATTGTGCAGCAGCTTTTCATTCACATTTTTCTTTATGGAAACATTGTATTAATATAAATGAAACTATTTTAATAATGGAACATGATGCAGTTATTGTTGGTAATATACCAAATATTACATTTAATAAAGTTATAACATTAGCTAAGCCTTCATATGGAAACTATAATACACCAAACTTTTTAGGTGTGGGTCTTATGGTTCAAGCTCCATATACTAAAGGTGCACATGGTTATATGGTTAATCCATCAGGAGCTAGAAAGTTAATTGACAAAGCAAAAACTGATGCAGGACCTACTGATGTATTTTTAAATAAAACAAATTTTCCTTTTATTCAAGAATATTATCCTTGGTTGATAGAAGCTCATGATTCATTTACTACTATTCAAAACATAGATGGATGTAAAGCTAAACATAATTATGGAGAAACATATGACATTGAAGCGGTCTAACTCTGGTAATCCTTGGATGAGATTTGATAAAGCATTTTTAACAGGATGTGATAAAGCTACAGAATGGATGTTACCATGGTTTATTCATCACTTTAGATCTCATGTAAATCTTCCATTAGTATTTGCTGATTTTGGACTCACTAAACAACCTAGAGAATTTATTGGTAAACATGCAGCTTGTATTATTGAAATGCAAGATATGCCAGAAAAAGGTTGGTTTAAAAAACCAAAAGCTATGTTAGCTTGTCCTTCAATAAAAACTGTTTGGATAGATACAGATTGTCAAGTTACAACAAATATAGATCAGATTTTTGATCGTATTGTTGCTAAAAAATTATTGATGGGTGAAGACATACCTTGGTCAAAACGTAGAAACGATAAATGGCATAATTCAGGTGTTGTTGGATTTGTAGATAAACCATACATATTAAATCAATGGGCTGATGAAGTCATGAAGAATCCACAAGTTGGAGATCAAGAAGTATTACATTCAATGTTAAATCCTATTACAAGAATAGGAGCAATTGAAGACCTTCCTAATGAGTATAATGTTTTAAGAATACAAATGGAAGAAGATGGTCCATATAAAGGTAAAACAAAAATAATTCACTGGACTGGACGTAAAGGTAAAGAACGCATAAAGGATATGATAAAAGATGGCTAGAGCTGTTCATGTAATAGGAAATGGAGATCATTGGCACTTATATAATAAACGTCCTCGTAAAGGATTAAAACTAACTTGCAATATTGCTCCATGTGAAGTTGAAGGTGTGTACGCAACTACTATAGTAGATTTTAAAATGATGAGAGGTATTATGCAAGGTGAATTGAAAGTACCTGGTGAATGGATTGTAGGTATGAGACCTAAAATATGGTTAGATCAACATCCACAGTTCTTTATAAAAATATCTCAAAAAATAAAAGATGTTTATACAGTGTTGCCAAAATATGTAGCTAACTATACTGATTTCAATTGTGGTCATTTTGCTGTACATTATGCAGCTAATAAATTAAAAGCTGAACGAATTCATATGTATGGCTTTGATTCTATATTTGATTTTAATCTTAGAAGTACATCAGATTTTATATTATTTTCTGATAGAGAGAATATGAATACTAATAGATTAGCAACTAATTGGAGACCAGTATGGAATGGAATATTCCATGAGTTTCCAAATATAGAATTTGTTGTTCATCATAATCATAATAGTTTTAAAGTTCCTGTACCAGATAATGTTAGAGCTGAAGTTTATTCTTCAGATGCAAAAAAATAAAATTAGCTGTTGACTTTTCTTATTTTTTAGAAGATGATTAATCATAAGATAAAAAAAGAGGAGTTATTATGAACATCGAAATACTTATGAAACAATTTAATAATATGAGCAGCGATTCAAGAATGAAATTTGCTGAAAGATTAACTAAAGAGTATCCATCTGTTGCTGATGATCTTAGTTTTAAATTAGATGCTGCATATCAAGATGCAGTTGTTGAATCTGAAAACGAATATTATGATAAGGAAGCTAAGAAGGAATTAGAATATGCTGATGGATATGGCGTTTTTAGTGAATTTGCTTCAGAAGGTTTGAGGAAACCGTATCCTGGAGAATATGATTATACTTATTTTGTTGACTATGATAAGGAAGGATCAAACAAATAATATGATATCTGTTAAAGGTGGATCTGGAAAAAATAAACAAATAATTTTAGATGCAGCTTGTTTTGCATATCAATATCTTATACCTCGTATACGTAAATGTGATATCAATATTACCTGCAAAACTCTTTCTGAAGATGAATGGGGTTATGCATGGGAATATGATGATCGTGAATTTAAAGTAGAAATAAATAAAGACTTAGAGGGAGATGATCTTCTTACTACTGTGTTTCATGAAATGGTTCATGTTAAACAACATGTAAGAGGTGAGTGGTGTGACGAAGGTTACAGATATAAAACTGTTGATGAATATGAAAATTTGCCTTGGGAAAAAGAAGCTCGCGAGCTTCAGGAAGTAATATTAGCAGAATGGAAAAAAAGATAGATTGGAATAAGAACGCTATGGATTATGAAAGTGTTGAAGCTGCTTCAGCAGCTAAGTTAAAAGATTTAGATAACTTTGGAAAAGAAGCATATTACTTTAGAGAAAATAATGAACTAAAATTAGAACTATCTATGCTTAAAAAAGATTTAGATCATTTAAAACATGATAATGTTCAATTAAATGAATCATATTATAAAGTTTTGAAACAAAAAGATGACCTCAGTAAACTAAATAAAATATTACTTAGATCAAATAGAAAACTGTTAAAAAAGGAAGAACTATGAGAAAATATGCAATATTAATTTTTAATTTATTATGTGTTTATTTACTAGCATTAGGTTTTATTTATATAGCAGTTCCAGCTTCAGCTTATCATGATCAAAACCATCATCATGCTCATGTTAAATCAGGTAGTGATCAATCTAACTCATTAGGATCAATTACTGATTATAATAGAGTTGTTATTGAACAAAAGCCATACAATGTTGAGGTATGTAAAGATGTAGTAGTATCAGGAGATAAAACTGCAGATACAGTTACAGGAGCTATTATTGGTGGTATTATAGGTAATAATATTAAAGGAGAAAATAATGGAGGTGCAATTGGTGCTATTATTGGTGGGATGCTTGGTAATGCAAATAGTGATGCTCGTGCTGGTACTAAAAGAGTGTGCTCAACTGAAACAAGATATAGAGAATCTGAGAAAACAATTTACAGCTACTCCACGATTTCATTCGTATATGAAGGAATAAATTATACAGTAAAATTTATTAAAAAATAATGTTTAAAATATATACAAAAGATAATTGTGGTTGGTGTGTAAGAGCTAAAGAGCTGTTGAAAGAAAAAGATATATCATATAAAGAATATAATATAGATGAATCTGTTGAACATAAGATGGTATTAAAGGCTTTAAAATTAAAAACTGTTCCACAAATATGGAATGATGATTTACACCTTGGAGGTTATCAACAGTTGGAAAATTGGTTTGAAAAAAAATAAAATAACTGTTGACCTTTTGTAAAAAGTATGGGATAGTATATACATAATTAAAAATAATTGAGGAGCTAAAATATGATTTCAGTAAAAGGTAGTTTAAAAGCAAACCAAGTACCAGGTTTATTTGTAAATGGTATACATAAGTTTGCTGACTATAACTTAGGTGATCAAATTACCATGAACGGTCGTTGGTACGATATTTGTGATATCGATGATGAAGCAATTTGGATTGCTGATCAGGATGGAGAAGTATATGAATTTACTCCAGGTACTGAAGATGCTCATGCACGTAGGAGGTCATAATGGAAATCTTGAAAAAAATTGACGACATTGACTTTTATACTATTCAATGTGCAAACGGTAAGGATTTAGATGTTTCAGAACCAGTTGTAATGTCTTCTGCAGCTGGCTGGTATGTAGGTTCTTTTTGTGTAGGTGAATATTGTACAGAGCCTTATGATAGGTATTCTGATTATTATGCAACACCTGAAGAAGCCTCTAAACAATTACCAGAGAATTTATCATAAGTTATGATAACAGAGTTAACAGAGATACAAGCAGCGATGCCTTTGCTACTTCAGCTCCTCTTCATTGTAGCATTAGGCGCGCTGCTTGTTGGTTGTTTCTTAGCAGTAATTAATTTTATTGTTAAGAACTCCGTTGTTATCGTGCTTGGTATTATTGTATACGTAGCATATCTAAATGGATCTTTTAACGGAATTGTAGGATGAATATGAATATTATAACAGCAGACAGTTATGAGCTAACTGAAAAAAGAATTGATGCATGCTTTGAAGCTGCAAGTAAATGTAATAACAAAGATATAAAAGAGATGTGGTATCAAAAGGGTATGGCTCTTGTACGTAAACTCTCTACATATGAACAAGATAGAAAGATTGGTGTTTATGAAAGAATGGATTACTGATTGTTGGAATATTGTAATGGATCATGAAAAAAATCCATTAAAAAATATTCCTGATTTAAATACTAGACATATGGTTATGCAGGTTCTTGCATGGATGTGGTGTATAGCATTTTCAAGTTATTTTGGTTCGATGTATATATTTGGAGCTACTGCAATCTTACATACTATATTATTAGCTGCGATAGTTTTAACAGTAGCTGCTTTTGAAACAGCTAAAAGAAATCCACATTTCTTTATGAAAAGAGATGGCTATCATAGTTTTTCAAGAGCTAGACAGCATATGTGGATTAATGGTAAAAAAGTAAAATTGGATCCAGAAGATCCAGGTGGAGAACATGAATGAAAGATAAAAGTTGGAAACATAATGGCAGTAATGATATTATGAATAAATTATTAGTTAGTGCTGTTCTATTGTTTTTTGGTTGGGTTGGATATGAATTTGTTATTGCTGTAATTGACAGATTCTTTTAGATAAATATAAAATAAAAAGGAATAGTTATATGAGTAATGATATTTTTGACTTTGGATTTACTGCTGTAGATGAAACTGAATTAGAAGCAGTACAAAAAGCTACTAAAGAAGCTGAAACTGTTTCTGGTACAGTTCAAGTAACTCAAACTAAGTTAGATAAATTATATAATGCTATAATACCACTTTTAAATAATTTAAAAAAGAATCCTGAAAAAGAATATATTCTTTGGCCTGATCGATTAACAAAAGTAGAAGCATTCGAAACTCATCTTCAAAAAATCTATAAATCTTAAAAATTAATTGTTGACTTTTATTTAAAAATAGAAGATGCTCTTCGTATGACTTGTGAAAATTTTAAAATTAAAAAATGGTATGAATTTCATAACAAAGAAGATTTTCTAATTTTAAAAAATAAATTAGAAAAAATTTCTACTGAATCTTTTGGTAGAGTTTTAATTCCTGAGTTTAAAATAACAAAATGTGGATATAGTTCACCTTGGGTAATAGAATATGAGTCAGAATATATCAAAGGACATCCTGCACGTGCTGATGAAATGAAAATAATATATGAAGATGTAGTATTAAAAGATAGTGAATGGTCACTTAATAATTATCATCCTCAAAATTATATTGTAGATACGCATGGTTATCTTTTTTATATTGATTTAGAAGATTATGGACCAACTTCTATACAAGATAGAAAAGATAGATTTGAAATAGAGTATAAAAATTTTATAGTTGAAACTCAAGCTACATTAAATGGTTTATTAAATAGAGTTGGACTGAAGTATACTGGAAAGACAAAATCTGAGATGCAAAAGAGTTTATTAGATATGAAGATTAGCAATTTAAATTATGAAAGAGGAGTATAAAATGAGATATGCTATTACAAAAAATATGACTTCTGAACAGCGTATTGCTGTTCTAAAAAAACACTGGGCTAAGTTTAACAAAAAAGTTAAACGTAATACTCGTGTTCGTAAAACTGAAACTAACTTTATGGATAAGTTTAGTGAAGGTCAAAATATTAATGCCTGGACAGATGGTGAAAAATATCTTAATGAGCATTATGGTGACCGTGTTCGTGAAACTAATGAGTATGATTCAGAGTGGGGTTAAACATGCCTAGCAAAAAAATTTATGAATCACCTGATGGTGGTAAAACTGTATACGAAAGAGATTTTGATGCACCACATTCAGAAAGAACTTTAGTTGTGAATTCAGAATCAGAACAAGTAATTGCAGTTACTGGAAGAGACTTAATGTTGAAATCTGCTTTTCAAGAAGAAATACAAAATATTGAAGCTAGACTTGATATGAAGCAATTTTTTCATCCAAGTCCTCAAACTATTATTGATTATTTGAAACTTAGAATTAAAGAAATTAATTCTATGAAAAACTCTAACATATAGGAGAATATTATGAGCTTTAATCGTGAAGAAATGATTAGTCATTTACAGACAAGTGATTGTCGTGTAGTGTTTACAAAAGTAAATGGTGAGGAAAGAGATATGTTATGTACTCTTCAAGAACAGCATTTACCTGAATTAAAATCTAAGCCTGATGATAAAAAAAGGCAACCTAATGAATCTATTATTCGAGCTTTTGATCTTAATAAAAAAGAATTTAGATCTTTTAGAGTAGAAAATGTAAAATCATTTGTATTTAATTGTTGACTTTTTTTTAAAAAGGATATAAAATAAATTATAATGTTAATAATTGAGGAGCGATCTATGAATCGAAGAAAGTTAACACCAGAAGAAATGGCTGCTAAAGTAGCCAAGATGAAAGCTACTAAAGCTGCTAAAAAAGCTGCAGCTCTTGCTCAAGTTGGTTATGTAGCTACTACTAAAAAGATTCGTAAGAAGAGAGTCTTGACTGAAGAGCAAAAACAAGCTGCGCGTGACCGTTTAGCAAAAGCTCGTGCTGCTAAAAAGAATTCTGGTGAAGCACCTAGAAATGTTCATCCATCTGTACTTAATCTTCCAGATGATAATGTCTTATCATATAAGAATGTTCGTGAGTGGATTAAATATAGTAAAGAGATCCGTACGGAAGAAAAACGTGCTGCAAGAGCTAATGTTAAAGGTGCTGAAGGTAGAGTAGCTTCTATTGATGGTTATATTCGTAACATGGATCACTATATTCGTACTGGTGATTGGGTTGATAGTTACTATGGTCAAGATCAAGGTAACACAGTTAAGTGGAAGAGTATAGCTCCAGCTTATCATTTTCAAGGTCCATACAAAGGTATGATGAAGCGTGATGTAGGAGTCAGGTATTCTGATGTTGGTGTTTGGACACAAGAAATGCATGATGATTATTATGATAAACCTATAACTAAGAAAAGGAAAGCTAGATGACCTTTGAATGGAATCGAATACATAAATGGGAAGACAATATCGAACGTGAAGTTACAGACGGTGTTTATGAATACGTTTGTGAATATTATAACATAGAAGATATTGAAGATCTCACTCAAGAACAAATTGATGAGATTGATAAATTTAGGAATCAGTTACAGGAGAGTTCTACAATGCAAATTGGATTCTCTAATCTAATTAGTCACTGGTTACACAAATGATAGAAAATCAATTTTTAACTAAAAATAAATTTACAAAGCTAGTAGAAGAAACAGTAGCTGAAAAACAAACTTCATACATGGATGCAATCCTATTATTGTGTGAACAAAACGACATTGAACCCGAGGACGTAAAGAAGTTTATTAGTCCAATTATAAAAGGTAAAGTTGAAGCAGAGGCAATGTCGTTAAACTTTTTACCAAAAAGTAATGAATTAGACTCTGCTTTTTTTGAGTAAATGTCTATATAATATAGGTATCTCTGTTGATTAGAGATCATATATAGTGTATAATATTACAGTCAATACTTCAGTTAATATAAGGAAAAAATATATGTCATTAGAAAATTTAAAACGCAATCGCGATCAAATCTCCAAATTAGTTCAAGCAGTAGAAAATGCAGGTGGATCCACCGAAAAGAAAAACTATGATGATGAACGTATTTGGAAACCTACCGTAGATAAAGCAGGCAACGGCTATGCCGTTATTAGATTCCTACCAGCAATGGAAGGTCAAGAACTTCCATGGGCTCGTTATTGGGATCATGCTTTCAAAGGACCAACTGGTCTTTGGTATATTGAAAACAGTTTAACTTCAATTGGTCAATCTGATCCAGTTGGAGAACTTAATTCTAGATTATGGAATACAGGAAACGATTCTGATAAAGAAAAAGCTAGAGCTCAAAAGCGAAGGTTACATTATGTAACTAATATTCTAGTACTTCAAGATCCTTCTGCTCCTCATAATGAAGGAAAAATATTTCTTTACAAATTTGGTAAGAAGATCTTTGATAAGATTATAGATGTCATGCAGCCTCAATTTGCTGATGAGAATCCAGTTAATCCTTTTGACTTTTGGGAAGGTGCTGACTTTAAATTAAAGATTCGTAATGTAGAAGGATATCGAAACTATGATAAGTCTGAGTTTGATAAATCTTCTGCTTTGTATAAAGGTGATGAACCTAAACTTGAAGAGTTATATAGTAACTTACATAATCTTAATGAGTTTACTGATCCAACTAACTATAAATCTTATGATGATTTAAAAGCTAAACTTGAAAGAGTTTTAGGAGAGACTTCAGCTATGGGAGCTCCTACTATGAAACAAGAAGCTATGGTTAATGAACCGGCTCCTGCGAAAGAGCCTGTAACAGCTGAACAAGTAAGTGAAGCTCCAGATGATACTATGTCATATTTTGCTCAACTTGCAAAAGACGATTAATTAGAGGAGGCTTCGGCCTCCTTTTTTTTTTTATTGTCCAGCTCCTACTACTGGAGCTCCAATAAAACCATGCTTTAATAAATGTCTAAAATTTTCTCCAAGTATTCGTTGTTCATTATTTAAATCTACATTGTTAATTTGCTGATTAATATTTTGACTTTGGTCTGATACAGAAGGAAATGTATTTTGGTTTTTGTTATACAATTCTTGACTGGAAAGGCCAGCTAAATTATTTTCTAAGTCAAAAGTTTTTCCAAAAGTTTCTAATTCTAAAGGTTGTAGATTAGCATCACTAATAGGATTACTATACTTTGACTTACCCCCTAGAATAAGAGGAATTTCTCTATTTTGAGTACCCTGTATATCTATTCTTTGTTGAATAAGATCTAGTTCATAATTTAATTGATCTTCTTTAGCTTGAAAAGATTCATATATACGATTAGCAATTTCATTTCTTTCTTTACTTTTGTCAGCGTCATAAATATTTGCTCCTGTAATTCCTGCATTTACAAGAGCAGCCGCTATAGCTTTTCGACGATCTTCATACAATTGATTTAACTGTTCTCTAATTTGATCTTTTTGTTCTAATACTTCGGGAGCTACTTGATCTATATCAATGCCTAATACAAAATTTCTTATTTTGTCTATAGTGTTTACCATAGTACTATTAACATAATCATTAATTTGAGTCAATACGCTTTCCATACCTTCAAATAGTTTATCCATAGATGATTTAAGAGTTGATTTTATTTCATCTTCAAAAATATATCCTAAAACACCAGCAGTTACTAATGCTATTGCACTTCCTCCAAGAAGTAATGTTAATCCACTTGCTCCAGCTACTACTTTAGCTCCTGCAAATAATAAAGCCATTTTAGCAAATACTGAAGCTATAATAGTTCCACCTAAAGTAAATGCAGCAGGAATTAATTTAGTAACTAAGACAGCAGATGCAATTGCAAACGCTGTCTTCATTAATTCTGGATTTTTATCTATAAAATTAGCTGCAGCTATTCCAGCGTCTCCAGTACCTCTTAACCATGCTAAAACATCGTTATATGTTGTTTCGACATATTCTCCAAAGTCAGGGAATAATTTAGAAACGGCATCAAATGCTGCACCTATTACACCAGCTATTAGTGATGTTTTTACACCAGCACCAAGTAATTTTGCTACAACAGCTGTTTTTATTCCTTCACCTAAAGCTGATCTTACTATCTTTTTTTGATCTTCAGTCATTTCAAATTTTAAAAAATCTTCTAAAAAATCATCCACAACGTCTATAACACCAGTACTTAAGCTATCAGCAAAATCTTTTATAAAAGGAAAGATTGATAATACTATTCCTCCTTTAAGTAATTTTCTAAGAGCAGCAAAAGTTGCACCAGTAACTAAACCAAGTAGACCAGCAAATCCTGCTCCAAATTGTCTAAAAAAATCTTTTAAGCTACCTGGAGCTGGACCTCCTACTGCTGCTGTAAGACGTTCTAACATAGGAGTTTGAGGTCTAGAATCACGCTGTCGTTCTCTTTCGTCTTCTAAATTTTGAAGTCGATCACCAGCTTCTTTTTTAGTAAAAAAACTTAATTGATTTTGAACAACACGCAACATTTCTTCAATACTTCGATTAGTATCTTGTAAAATTGATCCCTGTTGACTTAATTGTCTACTTACTTCAACTAATGTTGCCATTTTTACATCCCTTGACCTTGCTCAGCTCTTTGTTTCTTTTCTTCTAAACTTGCTAGAAGCATAGTAATATAAATTTCTCTTTCCCATGGTATCATATATTCTAATTCATTAAGTGAGTAATTTAATTCATTTATTAACTGAAAGTTTACTCTATAATAATTTTCAAGACTATCATGAGAAAGATTTATAAAAAAAAATCCTCTAATCCCTTTAATTCATGAACATTTTCTTTTCCACATTTTTCACAACTATATGTAACACTTGTTTTTAGTTGAGGTACATTATTTAAATATTCAGTTAGTTTATTAAATTGTTCTGAATTTAATGATTCTATAAAATTAATTTTTTCTTGATATATTTCATCATTCATACTAATGAGTTCATTTTCTGTTTGTACTGTATCAATGCAGTTAACAAGAAAATTCATAACTATTTGAGTTTCACTAGTATCTTCTTTTACATTTTTAAATACATTACTATAAGTAGGATACCTCATTCCTACTGAAATTGTATCTGTTAATGGAATTACAACATCTTTTTTTATTCCTGATGGTAATTCTATATCACTAAGATTAACACTTACTTTATTTTCATGTTTATCTTCACAATCACATTTAATCATAATATTTGTCGTTTCTCCGACAGACTTAGCTCTTATTTGTGTAAATATATAATCTATGTCAAATGTAGGTAATGTACTTACTTCTATATCTTGTAGTTCAACACAAGCCTTAATTGTATTTAACATAGCTTTTAAAACTTGATCTTTATCTTTAGATTCAAAAGCCATTAAAAGTACTTTTTGTTCTTTTACAAGAAAAGGTCTAAATGATACTTTTCTACCCATTGAAGGAATAGTTAATTCATATTCAGGGGACTCATTTAATCTAGGTAAAGCCATAATAAACTCCTATATACTTTTCCAATTTGTATATGACATTCCTACTGTTACTTCTAACAAACCATCCATTTCATTTGAAAAGTCAATCTGTTGTATTGATGTAGGAAATGCATCTCTCAACTCAACAGCATAAACAATATCTGTTGGTGAAGTATAACTAATATTAATTTTGCCAAAAGAGGCTTGAAGAGAAAAAGGTTTTTTTAATTGAAATATTTTAACAGCAAATGAATAATCTTGCTTGTATCCAACTGTAAATGTATCCTCATTAAGAATAGTTGATCTCCAGTTATCAAAATATTTTCTTGGTCCATAATCGTTTAATAAATAAAAAGACATTGCTACTTCATCAACAGCATATCCATAAGCTATCTTTTCAAACTGCATGTTTATTCTACGATCATGTGTTAAAATTTGTTTGCCAGGTAATGAAACTCTCGAACACAATAAATTTAATTCTGAAGAACTTATACCACCAATAGCTGGTAATTGTACCATAAATTGATTTTGTTTGGCTAATCCATTTCTTTTGTTAACAACACTTTTTAAATCATCTATTGATACTACCATTACATTTTCTTTCTTGAATCACTATACACTTTAGGAGCACTTGTACCTCTCCAATCAGCTGTTGGAAGAAATGTTGCTATTTCCCATTCAGGTTTATCAACTAAAGCAAATCTACTTCGTACATGTTTTCTTAAATATCTATGTATAGTTGGTTTAATGTATTTACCAGGAACACTTCCTTCTCCTAGTAATGCATCAAGAGCTTTAGCTCTAATTATGGGAGAAAGATAATGTAAATTTAATCCATAGAATCCACCTTGAGCTGGACCCATCATAATAACTAATGGGAATGCATCATAGTAAGGTAATGTATCTTTATACTTAGCATCATAAAAGAACATATACATTTCTCCAGCTCCAGTTCTAGGACGAGCTTGTAATGATACTTCTTCTTCTTGCATTAAGTTTAATCTACTGATCTTTCCCAACTGAGTAGCTTTTTTTCTAAACCATGCAATTGATTCTTTTGTACGAGGAGTTATTCCTGCACGAAATGCTTCAATCTCTAACTGTTTAAATAAGTTACTCATGGTTGTATTTATACTCTTTTCTTAGTCTTTTTACGATATGGTGCAAGACGTTTTAGCGGTTTTAATTTACCAGGTACTGGTTTTTGTAATAACTTCATTTCTTGTAATGTCTTTTCAGTCCATATTTGAAAATCCCATCCACGATCTTTACAAAAATTATTTGCAGCTTCCCATTTGTTCATATTCTTTACATACGTAATTCCTTCTTTAATATATTGCTTTGTTCTCTTTTGACCTATAGGAGGAATAGTCTCTTTTTCAGGTTTAATTTCTACAAGTACTGTCTTGTTTTCAAATACAATTTTTAAATCAGGAAAATATCTATGATATCTTTTATCTACATCAAAGTAATATGGGATTATTATTTCTTCTGAACTCCATAGTTTTACTTTAGGATTATTATCACACCAACTAAAAACATGCCGTTCCCACATAGATCTATATACTACATTGGTATAATCTCCTCTATACTTCTTAATGTTCTTTACTTTATAGTGTCCAGAATGTGCCATTTTAATTATAAATAGGTTTTAGTTAATACTATTTATTAGATAGGAAAATACATATGGCCGGTTTACAATATCCCTTAGTTGATGATCCAGATATCCTCAGACAACATGTAATGTTTCAAGCATATAAGGTTACTCCTCCTGGGGCACAAATTAGCGGAACATTTTTAAAAGATATTTTTACAACATTAGATTTTACAGATAGTGAAGCTGCAAGAGAAAAAGCAAAAGGAAAAATATCATTCAAAGCTGCTGATGCAAAACTTTCACCTCTCAAAGTTAAACCTATACCAGGTGAATCTGTAAAATTACATATGCAAGTACCATTTGAAGTTGCTGATGGTTTTCAATATGATAATACATCACAATTAGGTATAGCTGGTGCAGCTACATTAGGTGCTATGAATGCAGGAATGGGAACAATGGGTGCATTGCAACAAGGAATATCAGCAATGGGTCAAAGTGTTTTAGATTTGTTTAGAGGACGAGAAGGTGATGCAGCTAGATTAGCTATATCAAGAGCTTCTCAATTTATTCCTGTTGATGGAATTAGAAATGCTGTTAGATTAGCAACTCGAGTTACAGTTAATCCTAATATACGTACAACTTTTAATGGTGTAACAGTTAGAGAATTTGCATTTAGTTTTAAATTTATTCCTAAAAGTGCACAAGAATCTAGACAAGTAAAATCAATTATTAAGTTTTTTAGAAAACATGCATATCCTGAAAGTATTGAAATTGGTGGTGTTAGAGCTGGTTATAGATATCCTAATATGTTTAAAATTAAGTTAAGATCTGGTGTTGGAGGAATGTTTCAAAACATTGGTACTCCAATAAAAATGTCATTCCTTAGAAGTGTACGAACATCTTACAATCCTACATTACAAACATTTCATGCAGATGGATCACCAAGTGAGATAGATTTAAATTTAGCATTTACTGAATACAAAACTCTTGATAAGTCTGATGTAATGAATGAAGATAATGAGTCATTTTATGATATGACAAATAAACGACCTTCATTTAGACAAGAAGAAGAAGCAGCATCAGCTATGAATTTAGATGCTAACCCAAATACTGATGTTGTTGGAGGTGTATAATGTCAAACTTTTTTACTAACTTTCCATCAATAGATTACAAATTTGGTAATGAATCTACTACTGATAATTTTCAAAATTTAGCTGTTTATGCCGATGTTGTTGATCAAATAAAAGATGAAACATCTGTGTATACAGATATTAATCTTATAGAAAATGAAAGACCAGATCAGACATCTTTTAGATTATATGGAACAGCTAATTATCATTGGACATTTTATTTACTGAATGATAAAATTAGAGAACAAGGATGGCCAATAACTAGAGCAAATGTATTAGAAAAAGCTAAAAAAGATTATCCTAATACAGTTATTACTACAAGAAGTTCACTTGGAGATGTAAAAGGATTCTTTAAAACATCTGATGTTATTACTGGAAGATCTTCTGGAGCTACAGCAACCATTATTCATAGATATTTAGATTTAGGTCAATTAGTTATTACAAATATTAATAATGGACCTTTTCAAGCTAGTGAATTATTAGAAGTAACTGGAACTACAAATACTATTGTAATAAATTCTATTACACAAGAACATTTATCTGTTCATCATTATGAAGATGCTAATAAAGTAATTCAAGATATTGACCCAACACTAGCTCCTCCAGCTGAATATACTCCAATAACATACTTAGATAGATTACATACTCAAAATAATAATCTTAGACAAATAAGAGTTTTTAAACCTGATCTTATACAGACAGTTGTTGATTCATTTAATGAAGCGGTTTCTAGTTAATGATTGGAGAAAAAACACAACCTCATAATGTATCTGATTTTATTTTTGAATCTATTGTATTACAATCTGATAGAACAGATATAACAGTAGATCTTAGAAATGTAGTAACTGATATTGAAATATATGAATCACTTAACCAATCATATCTAACTGCAGACCTATTGTTTATTGATAATGATAATTTATTAGCCAGGTTTGATATTCAAGGTGGAGAGAAAATTTCAATTGAAATAAAAGTTACCAATCCTTTAGCTAGGAAAATTAAAAAAACTTTTTATATTGAAAGTATAGAAAAAATTAAAAAAGTAAATGATAATACTGAAGTTATATCTTTAAATTTAGTAGAAGATTGTTTTTATATTTCTAAACTTCAAAACATTAGTAGATATTATAGTGGAGCTCCAATTGATATTATTAAAAAAATAGCAAAAGAATATTTAAATAGAGATATAATAACTACTGCTTCAACTAGTAAACCTATGAATGTTATTGTTCCAAATATGGATCCAATAACAGCTATGCAGTGGTTACGTGATACAATGTCAACCGACTTAGGATATCCTTATTGTTTATTTTCTACTCTCTTCACAGATGTGTTATTATTTGCTGATCTAGATTTATTACTCAATCAAGAAGCTATTAATTCTAATACACCATTTCGTAGAATGCCTGCATCTTTGCAAAATGATGATCCAGCTGCTGTAGATAGAATAATAAAACAACATCGCTTTGAAGAATCAAACGGGTTATTAGACTTTATCCTAAGAGGTAATATAGGATCAGAAATACAGTATATTGATACATTAACGAATAAAAAGAACACATTTAATTTTGATGTTATAGAAGATGTTATAAAACCAGTATCAGCAAAACTTCCTAGGAGACAAAGGAATATGACAATATCACCTTTGTTTGAACATAATGGTAAACGGTTTAGTAAATATAAAAGTAAAAAAATAAGTCTTATTGGAGGATCTAATGCTTTTAAAACAAACAATGAACACATTGTGTCATATAATGAATCAAAAACAATAAGTGAATATAAGTTAAATGCAAAAGTAAATGCAATACATAATATTTTAATGAAAACACCTCTTACTATAACTATTAGTGGAAATCATTTTTTACAAGGTGATGGACACTATACTATAGGTAATAATTTACAAATAGAGTTTTTAAATAGTTTTACAAATACAGAAGCATCTGTTGATAAATTAGACAGAAATAAATCTGGAAGTTATTTAATATATGCTACAAGACATATGTTTAAAAAAGAAAAGTATGATATGGTAATGACAGGTGTAAAATTAGCTAATATGGATCAAAGATGAGTAATTTTTATGGAGACAACCCACGTTGGTTTTTAGGAGATGTAAAAAGTATTGACGATCCTCTTGAACTTGGAAGAATACAAGTTAGGATTCACGGTATACATTCAGAAAGTCAACAAGATATTCCAGATAGTAAACTACCTTATGCACAAACCGTTGTTCCTATAACACAAGGTGGAACAAATGGATTAGGTAATAATCTTGGAATAAAAGTAGGAGCTATGGTATTTGGAGTATTTTTAGATGGAAGTAATTCACAACTTCCATTAGTATTAGGATCAATGCCAAAATTTGAAGATGGATCACCTGGTGGTTTATCTACTAATCAACTAGCTCGTGGAACACCTACAATTACTAAAACTCCAAATGCTACTATAGATGAACCTGAATCTCCATATGCAGCTGTTTATCCAAGCAATAATGTTTATGCAACTGAGTCAGGTCATGTTATTGAAATAGATGATACAAAAGATGCAGAACGTATTCATATCTTTCATAAATCAGGTACATTTGTTGAAATGCATCCTAATGGAGATGTTGTAACTCAACATAAAAATGGATGGAGAAGTGTTACTGGTAATGATAAATTACATGTAACTGGTGATCTTAATATTAAAGCTGATGGGAAAATAACAATAGATGCTCCAAAGATATTCTTAAATACTGAAGATGAAGAAAAGAAAGCTGCACGTAAAGGTGATACAGCAGATACGGGAGATGATCCACCAGGTATTTCTGGAAGTGATGGTTCTAATATAATTGAAACTGGATCTGGAACAGTATTTATTGGTGATTAATGTTATAAATAGGTCTAAAGGATTTTACTATGCCCATAAAAGCGTTTTCAATAGAAGATGGTAACTTAGCAACTAAGAGTATTATCTCGTCTCAAACGAGAACATATTCTGATATTGATTTAAAGTTTGCTAAGAAAACAACTGGTGATATATTTAAGAAAACAAATGCAGCTGCCGTGAAACAGTCTATCAAAAACATACTGATGACTAATGAAACTGAAAAACCTTTTGATCCAGAATTTGGAGGTAATCTTCAAGCAATGTTATTTTCACTTGATACTGATATTGATGAAGATGATATTAAAGACATGATTATCTCATCTGTATCAGCAGAAGAACCAAGAGCATCTATAATAGATGTTAAAGTAAATTCGACCCCAGATTTTCATTCAATAAATGTAGATGTAGTTTTTCAAATTCTGGCGTCACAAGAAACAGAAACATTAAATGTGTCACTAACGAGGCTTAGATAAATGGCTATAATAAGATCATCAGATCTTGATTTTGATACAATCAAGACTAATTTAAAAACTTTTTTTCAAAAAAAATCAGAGTTTACAGGATACGATTTTGAAGGTGCTGGACTATCAAATTTATTAGATGTGTTAGCTTACAATACTCATCTTAATGGTTTGATTGCTAACTTAGCAGTAAATGAATCGTTTTTAAATTCAGCTCAATTAAGATCATCCGTTGTATCGCATGCAGAAAACTTAGGATATTTTCCACGATCAAAATCAGTTGCTGAAGCTACTGTGACAATATCTGCATCAACATCTGATACAATTACTTCTTCAGCTACGTTACCAGCATTCTCAAGTTTTACTGGACAAATAGGTGAAACATCTTATACGTTTCAAACGACAGAACAATATTCAGCTGCTAATGATGGAAGTGGTGGATTTTCATTTAAGACATCTGCTGGTAGTACTTCTATCCCTATCAAAGAAGGCACAAAGAAAACTAAAACATTTTTAGTAGGAGAAACAACTGAAGATCAAATATATGTTATACCTGATACAAATATAGACACAGCAACAATTACTGTAAGCGTATTTGATACAGCTACTTCATCTACTTCTACAACATACACTAATGTTAATAAATCTGTTAGAATTGATACTACTTCAACTGTGTTTATTGTTAGAGAAACACCTAACGGATTTTATGAAATGATTTTTAGTGATGGAAGAATATTAGGAAAAGCTCCAGAAGCTGGTAATAAAATAGTTGTTACATACTTAGCTGGTAACGGAACAGAACCTAATGACATATCAAGTTTTGAAGCGGTTAACACTATAAGTATAGGAGGAGTTAGTTATACTTTATCTGTTACAACTGTTTCTAACTCAGCTGGTGGATCAGAAAAAGAAAGTTTAGCTTCAATTAAACTTAATGCTCCTATGGGATTTACTTCTCAACAAAGAATGGTTACAGCTGAAGATTATAAAGCTCTTATCAAAGAACATTTTTCTGAAACAATAGAAGATGTTGCATCATGGGGTGGACAAGATAACGTACCTAAAAAGTTTGGAGCTGTTTTTATTAGTTTAAAATTTAAAGATGGTATTAGTGCTGCAACACAAACACAAGTAAAAGGAAATATTGTTACTGAGCTTACTAACAACTTAGCTATTATGTCAATAGATACAGAATTTACTGATCCTGTTGATATATTTTTAGAATGTTCAACTACATTTAACTTTGATCCAGATCTAACAGGAAACTCGTCTGAGTCAACTGAAACAGATGTTGATAATACAATTGGTCAATTTTTTACAGATAATTTATCTACCTTTGATTCAGTATTTCGTAAATCAACTTTGTTAACTTCTATAGATGCATTATCTCCTGCTATCTTAGATTCTAAAATGTCAGTAAAAATACAAAGACGGTTTACACCAACTTTAAATACTGTTAAAAATTATGATATTGATTTCCCTGTAACAATAGCAGCTGCTGATCCTAATGTTAGAGTAGTTACATCATCAAGATTTACACTTAGTGGTCAAGAAGCTATTATAGTAAACAAATTAAATTCTACTCAATTACAAGTAGTTAACAGTACAACTCAAGCTGTTATACAAGATGCTGCTGGTACATATAATCCTAGTACAGGAGTAGTATCAATTGTAGGTGTTAATATGTCAGCTATAATTGGTAGTCAAGTTCAAATATCTGTTACTCCAGCTGATCAAGATACTATTCGACCTTTAAGAAACTATATTCTCAAATTAGATGGAGGTAAATCTGCTTCATCAGCTAATACTGATTTTCAAAATACTGCAACAATTATTTCATCATAATGACTCACTCACTAAAAGACTTAAATAGAAGAAATCTAGATTTTAACATTAGTGATGTTAAAAGTGTTCTTCCTGAATATTTTCAAGGAGAATATGGAACTGATTCTGGGTCTTTAATTAAACTACTTGAAACATATTATGATTTCTTAGATAGTTCTGGCAAAAATTCTTTTAAAACAGAAATTGGAAATGTACTATCAGCTCGAGATATTAGTCAAACAGATACAGATTATCTTGATGAGTTAATAAAAGAAATAGGAAATGGATTACAGTCTTCTTCATTCTTTGAAAATCCAAGATTAATGGCTCGTTTGTTACCTGAGTTTTATTCTACAAAAGGTTCAACTAATGCAACAGAAGGTTTCTTTAGAGGATTTTTTGGAGAAGAAGTTACAATTGAACATCCTAAAGATCAACTTCTTTTTGTAGGTGGTAAAGACAGCTCAGGTATTCAAGGTCAAATAGGATTTGATTTTAATCATAGAATAAAAGATAATGGACAATTTCAAATCTTTTCTATATTAATCAAATCAGGTCTATCAACATCTGATTATAGTACACTATATCAAAAATTTGCACATCCAGCTGGATTTAATTTTGCTGGGCAATTAGTAACAGATGGACAAGGAATACTATCATTAACAGGAACTGGTGTTGATCCACTAGAAGATGATGAAGATCTTGTACTAGCCACTGGATTGGGTGATGGTGCACTTACATTATTAGGAAGTTTTAGTCAGTTAACAGCTACATATGATTCAAGTAGTAATGGTGATCCTAATGTTAAAGGAGTATTTCGTGCTTCATTATCTGATGTTATAAGTAAATATCAAACGGTTACAGTAGGTAATTTAAGAAATGCATATGGAACAATAGATAACTTATTTAATGCAAACTCATTCACATTTGATGATAGTGATAGAGCAGACAGTGCTGGAAATGCATCAATAGATATGTCATTTACTACAGAAACTATGGATAATGATATGTTTACAAGATATTTAAGTGACTCAGCGATATAAATAACACTAAGTAAAAACAGGAATTTTTTATGGCAAACCAAAAGATTAGTTTAGGGACAAATGCAAATGATGGCACTGGTGATACTCTCAGATCAGCCGGAACAAAAGTAAATTCAAATTTTGCAGAAATTTATGCTCTTCTTAATGGAGGTGATAGTTCTTCTCTTGCAACTAAAATATCATTAACAGATTCAAATAATGGGGCAATAATATTTGAAGGATCTTCAGTAGATCAACATGAAACAACACTAGCAAGTACTAACGCAACTAAAGATAATATAATACTACTTCCTGATTCGTCAGGTAATGTTGCTTTAACAACTGATTTACCTATTGCTGGAACTGGTTTAACAAAAGTGGGTAAATCGTTAAGTGTTAATGCATCACAAACTCAAATAACTGCTGTAGGTACATTAGCTTCAATAACTACAAGTGGTGCTGGTGTTATAGGTACTACTCTTAATTCAGTAGGAGATTTTAAGGTAAACACAAATAAGTTTAATGTTACTGCATCGAATGGGAATACAGATATAGCTGGTACTCTTGGTGTTACTGGTGATTTTGACGTTAATACTAATAAGTTTACAGTAAATGCTACAAATGGTAACACAGCAGCTGCTGGATCTATTACAGGAACATCAATTGAGGTTTCCGGTACTTCTGGAACAGTTAAATTGCCAACGTTAACAACAACTCAACGTAACGCATTATCAGCAGCAAATGGAATGTTAATATATAACAGTACAGATTCTAAAATTCAAGCATACGCTGGTGGAGCTTGGGTTAACTTACATTAAGGGGTAAATAATGCCGGCAGTAATATCAGATACAACTCGAAAAAATTTAGCAAAATTGCTTCTTCAGTCAGCTATTGATTCTGATCATTATATTGGTGTTGGTAAGTCTGACGTATATGATTCAACAGATACAACAGCAACACCATTGCGATCAATTGATCAAGAGCATGATTTAAGATCTAATCTTCAAGCTGTAAAAAAAGTTCAGGCAAAATCATTTGTAGTTAGAAGATACAATTGGTCAAGTGGACAAATTTATAGTGCTTATAGTGATACGCAAGTTGGATTACCAACAAATCCATATTATGTTATGAATGATGAACAAGAAGTATTTATTTGTTTACAACAATCTAAAAATTCAGCAGGGACTGCTCAAACCTCTGTTGTAAAACCAACAGCTCCATCTGGTGCACTTAAAAATAGACCATTCTCAACTGCGGACGGTTATGTATGGAAATTTTTATATCAATTAAGTGCAGGACAAGCTAATTCATTTTTAACATCAAACTTTCTTCCAGTTGAAAAAGTAATAAAAGATTCATCAGCTGCAAGTGCTTTTGAGTTAACACAACTTAATGTTCAGAACACTGCTGGTACAGGAAATGTAATAGGAATTGAACTAACTGCTCCTGGTAGTGGTTATAGTAGTGCTCCTACTGTAACAATTAGAGGAAATGGATCTGGATGTAAAGCTACAGCAACATTAAATGGATCAGCTGTTGGCAAAATTGAATTAGATAGCTATAATGCTGGAATGGGAACAGGATATGATTATGCAGAAGTTATTATTTCAGGTGGTGGAAGCGGAGCTAAAGCTCGTGCAGTGTTAACTGGTAAGAATGGTATAGGTAAAGATCCAAGAGATGATTTAAAAGCTAATTCTATTATGTTTAACATAAAACCTGACGGAGCTGAAGGTAATGATTTTATTATTAATAATTCATTTAGACAAATAGGATTATTTAAAGGATTATTAGACAGTGCTAATAATCTTTATGCATTAAGTACTGGTAATGCTCTAAGATCAATGAAATCTGCAAACGCTGCTAATTTAACAGTTGGTAGACAAATAACAGATGGAGGATCTCCAGCTACAAAAGCTATTATAGATAAAATATCTGGCACAAGTATTTTTTATCATCAAAATGATTCAACAGGTTTTGGTTTATTTGACAGTGGTAGCAATTCTATTACTGATGGTATTAATACTATTACTATAGATAGTGCAAATATTGGAGCTGATATTGATCCATACAGTGGTGAAGTTTTATATGTGGAAAATAGAGCTAAAGTTTTAAGATCTTCTACTCAAACAGAAGACATTAAAGTAGTTATAACGGTGTAAAAATATGGCAACTAATCTTACTTCAAATACATTTAGTTCTACATATAAAGATGATTTTGCAGATACTAAAAAATTTCATAAAATATTATTTAATAGTGGCAGGGTTGTTCAAGCTAGAGAATTAACACAAGCTCAAACAATTCTACAAAAACAAATTGAAAGATTTGGTAGTAATGTTTTTAAAGAAGGTGCTATTGTTAAAGCTGGTGGTGTTACAGTCAATAATGCTTACGAATTTATAAAACTTAATAACACATCAAATACTGTTCCAACTGATGCTGCTAGTACAGTAGTGGGTACAACATTTACAGATCAATCAGGTACTGGTATAAAAGTTGAAGTCATAGAAGTAGTTACTGGTTCAACTAATCAAGATGGTGGAGCAAACGCAGATGTATTGTATGTTCGTTATATTCATACAAGTGGTGGATCTGCTGGAGAAAACACTATTCGAATGCCTAATGGCGTTGACATGAATAATGGTTCAGTTACATTAACAACTGCTACTTCTAATGCAACTGGTACTGGTATTAGAGTTAGTGTAGCCGAAGGTATTTTTTATATCAAAGGACATTTTGTATTTACTGAAGATCAATCTTTAGTTGTTGCTAAAGATACAGATACTTTTACAGGAGATATTGGATTTAAAGTTGTAGAAGATGTTGTATCAACAGAAGATGATACAAGTTTGTTTGATAATCAAGGAAACTCTCCTAACTTATCTTCACCAGGAGCAGATAGATACAGAATTACTTTATCATTAATAGCTAAAGATGATATTACTGGAAATGAAAATTTTGTATTTTTAGTTAGATTAAAAGAAGGTGGAGTAGAAAAAAATGTTACTCAAGGAGATCCATTTAATATTCCATCTAAGATTACAGCTCAAAGAATTAAAGAAAATTCTGGTAACTATGTTATAAAACCTTTTGATGCTAACTTTGCTACTGATTCACAAAATACACATTTACTTCTTAATGTTAGTGATGGTATAGGTGTCGTTGATGGTTTTAGAGTAGCTAGAAATGCAAGTCAAATTAGAGTTAATAAATCAAAAAGCACATTTACAATTAATAATGATAAAACAGCAATTAACTTTGGTAACTTTGTAAAAGTTGCACGTAATTTACCAGGATCAGATCAAACAAATAATAAAGGATTACCAGACATTACAAATGCTGCCAGATTACTTATTAAATCTGCAGTTGATTTTGGTGGTAGTGTAATTGGTAGATGTAGATGTAGAGCTATTTCAGAAGATGGTGCTAATTACAAATTTCATTTATTTGAAATAGTTATGATACCTGGCCAGGCGTTTTCTTCAGCTAAAAGTATAGGTACTAGTGCTACTAATTATTTTGATATTACATTAGAAGGTAATCCAGCTGTGGCTGTGTTGCATGAAGCTACTAGTAATAGTTTATTATTTCCTCTACGTAGTACAAGACCAGCTAAAATAGAAAGTATATCATTAACTAAACAAAGACTTGTAAGTACGGTTAGTGTATCTTCTGGAGCTGGTTCAATGCCATCTTTATCAGGTAGTGAAACCTATGCAAATTCTGGAGATTGGATAATTGCTAAAAATGATAGTGATATTCATACTGGAACTATATCATTTACTGGTGGTGGAGATGGTGCAACAACAGCAGATTTTACACTTGGTTCTCCTACACCTGCTGATGGAACTTATCAAGTAGCTCATTATATTGCAGATGGAAATGCTACTATAAGATCAAAAACATTAACCCAAGTTGATAGTGAAAGCTCAATTATTGATACTGATAGTAGTGGTTCAAAATTTCTTTTATTAAATAATCCTGATATATTTGATGTACAATTAATTAGAGATAGTAATGTGGGTGGTGTTGATCTTTCAAGTAAATTTACATTAGATAATGGTCAACGAGATAATTTTTATGATTTTGGTAGATTAGTTTTAAAGTCAGGAGAAACTGCACCAGTTGGAAATGTTAAAGTAAAGTATAGATTTTTTGCTCATGGTGGTGGAGATTTTTTTGCTGTATCTTCATATGACTCTTCTGCCTTAGGTGGATATCAGAATATACCTAATCATACATTACAAGATGGAACAATACTTTCTCTTGCTGATTGCCTTGATTTTAGACCGGTAAGACAAACTACTATTCCTACAGTAAATTCTTTAGCTGATGCTGCGTTTACTGGTGGTGTTCAAGAACTTCCTCAACCTACTGATACAGTTGAAGCTAACAATAGTTTTTACATGCAAACAGCAGGAAAGTTAGTGCTTTCAAATGAGGGAGTCATAACATTTATCAAAGGAGATGTAGGAGCTGATATAAGATCTTTTCCAACTGCTCCAGATGGAACAATGGCATTACATAACATTGTATTAGGTGCTAATACATTAAATGATTCAGATGTATTAATAACTCCTGTGCAAAATAAACGATTTACAATGAAAGATATTGGTACTCTTGAAAAGAGACTTGAAAGACTTGAAGAAGCTGTTACTCTTTCATTATTAGAGATTGATACAAAGAATATTGAAATCCTAGATTCTTCAGGTGTTAATAGAACAAGATCTGGATTTGTAGCTGATAACTTTAATGATCAAACATTTACTGACTTTTTAAATCCTTCATATGCAGCTGCTATAGATCCATTTGCTGGAGTATTGCATCCATCATTTAACGAAGATAATATAAGAATGATTTTTAATGCAGGAGCTTCTAGTAATGTTGTATTAAAGGGTGACAATGTATATATTGATTATGATAGTGCAAGTTATTTAGATGCATCTTTGGCAAGTACTACTGTAAAAATTAATCCATTTGATTTTGCTCAATATAATGGAATGATTACCTTATCACCATCTTCAGATGAATGGAGAGATGTTGAGACTATAACTGGTAAAGTAACTAACGGTACACAGCTTGATACAAAACAAGCATATTTGTGGAATAACCATAACTGGAATTGGGGTGGTACTTCAATTGATAATTTAACAGTAGGAAGTAGAACTTCTCAAGTCGTTAATGCAACATTTAATAAAGTTATTAGTGATGAAAAAGTTAGAAAAATTGTTAATGAGAGAATAGTTGAAACAGTATTAATTCCATTTCAACGACCTAAGAAAATTCATTTTAGAGCAACTGGATTAAGACCTAACACTCAACATTTTGCTTTTTATGATAAAAATGCAGTAGCTAGTTATGTAAGAGAAGAAACTTTTGTAAGATATGCTACTACTACTACTGATTATGGAAACACTCAGAAAAATATTGCAGCTCATCCAGAAGGTGCTGGTCTTTTGGTATCTGATGTTAATGGAGTTATTGAAGGTAGCTTTTTTGTTCCTCCAACTACATTTAGAACTGGTACAAGAGAGTTTGCATTAATGGATGTATCTAAATATAATAGAAGTGTATGGCAATCTAATTCACGAGCACAGTCTAATTTTACATCAGTTGGTACATTAGAAATAAATGAACAAGATATTGTAAACACTAGAATACTTACTATTGCATCTGAAAAAGTACCTCAAAAAGTACATACACAACAAGAAGATAAAGATGAAAATCACGGTGGAGATAAACACTATTTTGTTCCATCTAACGGAAAATGGATGACACAAGATGAAATGCGAGCTGGACGTAATGTAGATCAAACCACTGAAGCAAGAAATTTTAGTGCAGGAGGTGGAAGAGTATCAGTATCATCTACTTTTAATACAGAACGTAATAAAACAGAAGCTATGGATTTAGATGCTGACGTAAACAATTATAATATTGGAGGTGTATAATGACAGAAACGTCATTAGGATATCAAGTAGACAAATATACAGTAGCTCAATCATTTTTTGTTAAAGAACAAAAGGGAATATTTTTGACAGCTATTGATTTATTTTTTAAAACTATAGCTAATTCAGGTTCAACAACTCTTCCTGTAGCTATCGAATTGAGACCTATGAATGATGGATTTCCTTCTGCTGAAACTGTTATTCCTGGATCTGAAGTAAGTGTAAGCGCTACAAATATAAATTTTTCTACTGATGCATCTTCTTCAACAAGATTTGAATTTGATGAACCTATATTTCTTAGAGGTCCAAAAGATTATGCTTTTATAGTTTCTACCAATACTTCACAATATGAATTGTTTGCAGCAATGGGTGATACTTTTGTAATTGGATCAACAGAAAAAAGAATATCTAAACAACAAACATTAGGTAGTATGTTCTTTAGTCAAAATGCTGCAACTTTTACTCCAGCTCAAGAATTAGATATATCTTTTAAATTAATTCAAGCCAGATTTAAACATACTTCTGGTACAGCTACTTTAAGAAATGCAACACTTCCAAACAGAGTATTAAACAACAATCCTTTAACAACAGTCTCTGGAGATTCTAGAATAATTGTTAATCACTTGAATCATGGATTTCAACCTAAAGACAAAATTAATTTTAGTGCAGGAGGTGGAAGTGTTGGAGGAATAACTAGTGCACAGTTAAGTGGTATTCAAACAATTGATTCTGCTGACTTTAGAGGATATTCTTTTAGAGTTGCTACTAATGCTACAAGTACTTCTACTGGTGGTGGTAATGCTGTTACAACTGAAAAAAATATTCCATATCATAAAGTATATCCTAATCTTCAAGTACTAGAACCTCAAGGAACAATCATTACTGCTGGATTAAAAGCTACTTTATCTAAGCAATACATAGAAGCTGGTTATGGTAATAGTGCAGCTAATACAAGATATACAAAACAAGGTTCGTTTCAACCAATTATTTTAAATGCTGATAATAATGCCGATATTCCATATGCTGTTATATCAGATAGAATAGCTGATAGTGCTGGTATTTCAAATCAATCAACAGAGCTACAATTAAAACTAGAAACAAGTGATTCTAATGTATCTCCATTAATTGATTTACAAAGAGCTTCTTTAACTTTAATAGCTAATCAAATAGATAAACAAGCTAGTTCAGTAACAGCTGGATTTAATCGTCCTCTTGTAGGTACATTTGTTGCTGAAACATCAGCTGGTGGAGGATCTTCTGCTGCTAAACATATAACAAAAACTGTTACATTAACTGATGATGCTAAAGGTCTTAAAATAATTTTATCTGCTAATAGACCAATAGGAACAGATTTTGAACTATATTTTAGAACAGCAAGTCAGGATGAAGATATAACAACCAAAACATTTGTATTAGCTTCTGAGGAAACATCAAATCAAGCTGATAATAATCCATTAATATTCAGAGATTATGAATATCTTGCTGGAGGAATTGGTGGTGATCTTGTAGCATTTAAAAAGTTTCAAGTTAAAATAGTTATGAGATCTGGTAATCAAGCTAAAGCTCCAATGTTTAGAGATCTTAGAATTATAGCGTTGAGTGTATAATGAGTCATATTGAAATTGAAGGACATAGTGGTTATGTAAAAGATACAAACACAGGAGCCATTTTAAACATAAATAAAACAGAGATACAAAATGCAAGAATGAGGAAAATGAAAAGAAAACAAGAAGAGCTTGAGATACAAAATATGAAACATTCTGTTGAAGATTTGCAATCAGAAGTAAGTGAAATAAAAACTTTACTTAACAAAATAATAGAGAAACTATAATGGCAAGATTTGGAAAAACTGAAATTAATTTATCCGATACTATTCAAACATTAGTAACCGGTCTTAATACTGTTTCAGATGATGTAGGAAATGTTGATAATTTAGCAGGAACTGTTGCTAGCGATTCTAATTTAGTTGATGCTATTAATACATTAGCTACTACCACATCTGGAGTTGACTCAGCAGCTTCGATTGCAACTATTAGAGCTGACTTTTCTACTAATGGAGGAGTGACAATAGTTAATCAAACCACTGTTAGACAACTAACTGGTGATTCAGCTAGCTTTAGTGCACTCTCAGCAGATTCTGCAACAATCAATCAACTAACTATAGATTCTGCAGATATAGGCCAAATAAAAATGGATGGTATAGGAAATTTAGCTCATTTAAAACCTCTTCAAATAAAAAATTCTAGTGGGACTGTAGTCTTAGCTGGTTATCTACTATCGACAAGCGACTCAGCCGGCACATTGTAACAAAGGATTAGTATAGTATGGCAAATCCTTTAAGATTAGAAAGTGCAAATGTACTAAGAGAAATGTCTGATGCTGAACTAGACTATGCAGTCTATAGAGTATTAACTACATTTGCATCTACTACTACTGGAACAGGATCCATTCAAGTTAATCCAGCTGACACTACAAATCTTACTAATCTAGGTACTTTTACAGATACAGTTAGAAATGAAGTAGTAGGAACTCATCCTGCAACTGGAGCTATAACATCTAATAATTTTGTATTCTATCAAGATAGAACAACTTTTAGTGAATCTTTTGATAGACCTATTGAATTTACAAGTAATGCTATAGCAGAGCAAAATGATAATAATTTAAACAATACTATTATTGATAGAGCTTTAACAAATTTAGCTGGTGGAGGAATAGGTAGTTATGTTATGCAACCATCTGCTCCTGCAAGTGGTACTTGGACAGAAGTAGCTGCTATAACTAATACTATAAAGAAAACATCTGGAGCAAGTGCAGTAGACACTAATACAACTAAGATATGGAAGAAAACAAATGATACAGCTCCTACTGTACGAAGGCCTATTAAAAAAGATGGTACTAATGATTTTCAGGAAATGACTGATGCTGAAATTAATAATTTAGCAGCTAGACTTAGAAACAGAATTGTGGCTACAGGAATTGGTACGTATCAATTAGCTACATCAGCTCCTGGTGGAGGAACATATGTAGCAGCTGGATCTGGATTTACAGATACAAGAAGACAAGTTGCTGCTGTAAATTATACTAGTACATTTACTGGAACATTTTCAAATACATTTACAGGATTCTTCTCTAACACTTTTAGTAATACTTTTGCTCAAAATTTTGCTCAAGATTTTGCTGGTACGTATTCAAGATACGCAGCATTCTCTGGAGCATTTTTAGGAAACTTTACAGGGTATTACACTAATTATTTTACAGGATACTTTACAGGATTCTTTTCAAATACATTTTCAAACACTTTTTCAAATACTTTTTCAAGTACTTTTACTGGAAATTTTTCAGGTGACACAATACAAACTACTTCAGAAAATGTATCAACATTAACATTATGGAAAAGAACAGCATAATACAGAGGTAATTTATGAAAAAAACAATTCAATATCCTTATTGGACAAATGATCAAAAGTCTCAAGTAGTTTGTCAGTTTAATTATGAAAACGGTGAAACTGTTACTGCTACAATAACTAATACTAATAATAATCCTGATTGGAAATTGTTAATGAAACAATATACATTAGAAGATATTGATGCAGAGACAGCAAAATATACTGATGAACTGAAAGAAGTTGCAGCTCAACGTAGAGCTAATTTAGAAGCTGAAAACGAACGCAAAAAAGGAGACGATTTGTTTACAGCTAAAATGGAAATATTTGAAATTGAAGCAATAAAAAATTCTAAGAAAAGAAAATTAAAATCATTGATTAGAAAATCTAAAAGTATAAGTGAAGCAAATATTTTTGCTACAATATTAGTTATGAAAGAGATGGAGAATGAATTCTAAAGGTTTTGTATATGTAGCTTCATTATCTTCAATCTTTATAACAGCAGCAAGATATTCTGCATCAAGTTTAAAAGATCATTGGCCTGAAGCAAATATTACATTATTTACTCATCCTAAATGGGTTGTTCAATCTGATTATTTATTATTTGATCAAATTATTACAAGAGATGTTCCCTTTCACATAAGAGCTAAATTATGGGCATTAGACAAAACCCCATATGATTTAACTTGTTATATTGATTGTGATACTGAAGTTCATCATGAAGATATAAAATATATTTTTGATCAACATGATCCTGATGCTGATATATCTTTAACTAAAACTAGACCATATGCAGCTTCAATAGATCCTAAATTTCCTGATGGAGAACTTGTTGACCATTGTGGATTATTCGTGTATAATAAAAAGAAATCCACACTACGTTTTATGAGAGAGTGGTGGAATCAATATAATAAACAAACAACAAACTGGGAGGACTATGATCCAAAACTTTATCCCTCATACTTAAAACCTTGGGATATGTTTGCATACTGGTGGTTACAAAATAAAACAAAATTTAAAATTAAAAGAGCTTTCTTTCCAGATCCAGATGCACGTTGGAATTATGTTTATGTATATAAAAAAGAAGAATTACAAGGAACACCAGTAGTAATAAGTCATAGGCCTGTACCAAGAAATCAGATAAAATGAAACAAATAGAAATTAACAATCAAGAACTTACTAACGTATTAAATGATATATCAGATTGGTTTAATAATTTTGATCTAATTAATCATGTTAACATGAGAGGTGAACCAGATGTGGATGAATATTATACTAGTCAAAAATATTTTAACAGTATAGATAAAGAAACTCATGATGGATTTGGAGCTACTTTTTCTTATGGTTTAGATATCAATGATAGTTCTAATGTACATAGATTAGTTATAGAAAAAAGAATAGAAATAGATAAAGCTCTTAAGCCAATATTATCTACTCCAAACTCAGCTGTTAAAATGTTTTATCCAAAAGGTGGATTTATGCATTGGCATAATAATCATAATGTCCCTGGATATAATATACTACTATCTTATACTCAAAATGGCAACGGTTTTTTTAGATATAAGGATCCTTTAACTAATGATACAATTACAATGCATGATGAACCTGGGTGGACAGCTAAAGTAGGATATTATGGATCTAATGATGAACCAGATAAAATATATTGGCATTGTGCTAGAGCATATGAAGATAGATTTACTCTTGGATACGTAATTCCTCATCAAGAAATGTGGCAAATGATGTGTGATGATATTCAAGACCATTAAACAAATAAATCATTTTTGCTGGATCATATTCTTCATACATCTTGGAATATATTATACCTTCTGGAAACCAATTTAACTTAAATTTTTCGTGAAATAAAAATCTATCTATTCCTTTATACTTAACCATAAAATAATCAGGATCTGTATCAAAATGATTCCATATGTTATTTAAAGTTCCATTTTTCCACAGTAGTACGCTAGAGTTAGCATACATATCCCATCTTTCTTTAAACTTATGTGAACTACCATCAGTAATAGTATCACCCTTCCAATATGCTCTTACCATTGTTAAGTCATCTTGTAAATATTTTAAAAGTGGTGTTATATCATTTTGTATTACTATATCTAAATCAAAGTATAAATTAATATCTCCACTGGATATAAATCCAGGTTTAAACATAGTTAATTTATTCCAATATGTTTCTAAGTCTTCTTGTATAGGAATAATATTAGCATTTACATTAGTAGAATCTTCTGTATGACAATAGAAGGAAAATGGCTCATATAAATATTTTAAAACCATGTTCTTTAGTCGATTCACATCTTCTGCAGAATATTTGGTTCCCCATTTAACACAAAGTACATTGATCATGGAATTATATATAGATGAAAAAACCCAAAGAGCTATAAAAAAGTTTCCACACAGAGCTCTTGATATTGTTCAATCATATGATAGTAAGCAAGTAGCTTGTAAACAATGGTTATATAATAAACTTGTGGACTTAAACATAGCTCAACCTAGAAGAATATATATTGCAGGATCGTGGTATGGTAATATTCTTGTACCATTACTTCGAAAAATATATAGTTGTGAAATACGTTTAGAAGATATTGATGAGGAAGTTTTAAAGATTGCTAAAAACATATACTTTCATGATGACGAATTAATCAAGATAAGTTTTATTGATAGCACTTCTATTGAACATAAGTACATAACCATTAATACTTCATGTGAGCACATGAAACCTTTAAATATTCGTAAAGGTTCTATTGTAGTTCTTCAAAGTAACAATTATAGAGAAATACAAGATCATATAAATTGTGTTGATAGTTGTGAAGAATTAGCTGATCAATATAATGTAATTGAAGAATATTATAGTGGTCAATTACAGTTTGAAAAATATACTAGATATATGGTAATAGGAAAAGTATAATGCAAACATATTTAAACGATGATATTTTAGAATTTAAATCGAGCAAGACTGATGGAAGAACATTTATACACACACCAGGAGAGTTTAAAAGACATCAGTTTAACTTATCAGGTGGTACAGATTCAGGAGCTGCTTTATATTTTTTATGTAAATATTTAACTGAAACTGGAAAAACAGACAATGAAATATTTATTATAACTGGATGGGATACTGAAGCTCCTGGTACTGTTTGGCATGCTAATGAAATATACTTAGCTATTGAAGAACAATTTCCTAAAATAAAAATGAGTCAAGAAACATTTAAATATACAAAATCATATTGGAAAAATGGTAAAATATTATATCATGATAAAACAGAATTATTTAAACCTATTGAACGAGCATTTAGAGAAAAACATGATATAAAAACTATAACATATGGAAGAACTGCTAATCCTCCAATATCAGAACAAAAAAAATTTAATTTTTATGGAACGGGTGAAAAAATAAGAGAAGAGGATTATGATAAACCTCCAACTCATGAATGGGTTTATTATATTAAAGGAGGGAAACATAGATCTACTTATCCATTAACAAATAAATTTTACAAATTAGATGAACATGATTCTAATTTAATTTTTTATAGACAAGTGCCTTGGGATAGATTAGATAAAAAATTCATAGCTGAATTATATGCTTACACACCATTTTTAAGAGATACTATTTTTCCCTTAACAGCCAGCTGTATTTCAAAGACTCCAATTAATACAAATTTTTGGACAGAGCCATGTAATGATTGCTATTGGTGTCATGAAAAGAAATGGGCTTTTAAATGTTGTGATTTTGGAACGCCTGATTATGATCAATATCTTAACACTTAAAGTAGATACAAAGTATTCAGCTGAGTATGTAAATAGATTATACAATAGTATAAAAAGAAATACAACAGCTGAATTTAAATTTTATTGTTATACAGAAAACCCTGTTGACCTTTTACCAGAAATATGTATAATACCTATAGAACATCCTAATAAATTTAAACTTCAATGGCATAAACTAATTTTTCACAAGACTGGTTTTGCAAATATTCCTATTGGACAAAAATGTTTAATATTAGATATTGATTGGGTTATACTCAACAATATAGATTGTATTTTACAATATGATTTACCATCTAATCATTTAGGATGCTTTGAAAGATGGTGGTCTAATCGTAGAAACTGGTGTAAGCTAAACGGTGGATTTCAAATGTTTTATATGGGAGAAACTAATTATCTATGGGAAGAGTTTATAAAAAATCCTGAACATTGGCAAGACTATTTTATAAGAATAGGAGAAGCTGTAGGTCCTGTTAATGGTGAACAAAACTTTATTGATAAACATACTATTAACAAAGAATGGTTACCTATGAAATGGTTTGCAAAATATGTATCTGAAGCTCTAGAACCTGGTACTATGGCAAAGCTACAAACTAACTGGCATACTGATGTTAACAATAGAGATCCATTTTATTTAGCTGGAGAGTTTGCTGAATCTATAAAAATGGTACATTTCTCTGATGCATATAATTTAATTCATTTAAATAATACACAAGAAGATGATTGGATTAATGATGTGTGGATTTAATCGTCTTCATAAATGTACACATCTTCTGTAGATTTACTTTTTTTATACCAACCTAATTTTAATTTTAATTTAAGATAAAATTTCTTTATACGCTTTAATAAATTCATTAGCTATAACTTTATGTCCTTCTGCATTAGGATGAGCATCATCAGGAGATACTCTATAAGGGCTTTTACCTTCTCTTCTTAACTGACGATCTTTAAATACTCCTGTATCAGTATCCCATCCACCAAGTTCTGGGTATATAGGAAACCCTAAAAAATTAACATTATCTTCTATCCAATCATAGTATTTACATTCAAGAAAAGTTTGTAAATATTTTGTCCATTTTTTCTCCATATCTTTATTAGTATACGATTGTATTAAATCATCTAAATTTAAATATTTAGATTCATTTATTTTTTCTAATCTTGCTTTTGAAAAAACATGTTTTCCAAAAGGAGCAAAACCACACATACATATCATAGGTACATTATTAATATCACATATTTTTTGAGCTTGATATACTGTTCTTAAAAATTCTTCAGGTACATACTTTCCATCAGTATTAATTATTTCCCAATTTGCATCTGCACTATGATCAAACTGAGTGTTTATAATATTATGGTAATGTCTTTTCATGTGTTTATAATTTTTACTATTTTTAATTAATTCAAATTGATCTTGATAACTTAATGCAGAAGTCAAATTCCATGTTCTAGCTCCTGTATTTGTAAACACGTTAATTCTGTCTTGACCTGACCATAAAATCATTACTGCTGATATATTTTGATTTTCTTCGTATAATGCATCAGTCAAGGTATTTAATATATAACTATTACCTCTTCCTCCCAAACCTAAATTAATTAAATTTAAATTAAAATAATCACTAACTATATCTGGCCACTTAGGAAAATATTCTATATCCATAAACTGTGATTGAAAGTTAGGATCAGTCCAACTACATCCTAATGTTAACAAATTACCTTTTACTTCCATTTAACAATTTCCTCATATAGTGGTTTATATTTATTATTATGCAATGTTTGTTTATTTTGTTCAGCTTGTAGTTTTTCATCTTCACTTACATATCCAATTCCTAATAAAAATGCTATGTTTCTTTTAGCATTATTTTGTTTTAATAAAATATTATTAGGTAAATACCTACTATTAAAAAAACATCTACAAAATGATGCGTTTAGATTATACTCTGCACAAAGATAAGCTGTTGTAATCCCATGCATAGAAGCCTGTATTACCCATTCTATATCTTCTGGACTGTTAGTTTTCTTATTGTAAAATATTCTATCCATTTTACCAGATTTAGCAAATTTTGATTGTTCTTGAGAAGAAGTTCTAAAATAAGGATTATGAGTATATACTAATAAATAAGGAGCTAGTGTTTGACTATTAAATGTGATATCTTTTATTTTAGGATATCCCTTTTGTTTATTTTCAGGACTAATCCATTCATCATATATGTCTTCAAGCTCCAACATTTTTTCAGGGTTATTTTTATACTGTCTATAATCCATTGAACACACCGAAGAGATAGCTACTTGTCTTTTTTCTTCTGAATGTTCAGGACCCCATACATTTATTCTATAATAATATAAATTATTTTTATGAGGAGTTA